GCATCTAAAACACAGATGTTGATTCAGAACTACAATCATTATTTGAATATGATTAGACAGGTAACAGGATTAAATGAAGCAAGAGATGCTTCTTTACCTGACCCTGATTCATTAGTTGGTCTACAAAAACTTGCTGCTCTAAACTCTAATGTAGCTACACGTCACATCCTTGATGGTAGTTTGTATTTTTTTAGAACTATTTCTGAAGCTCTTACCTATAGAATCGCAGACATATTAGAATATGCAGACTTCAAAGATGATTTTGCTAATAAGATTGGAAAGTATAACGTAAGTATTCTTAATGAAATATCTGACTTATACATTTACGACTTTGGTATTTTTATTGAAGTAGCACCGGATGAAGAAGAAAAAGCTAAACTCGAACAGAATATTCAAATGGCTTTATCTAAACAAGATATTAATCTTGAAGACGCTATTGATATTAGAGAACTTAAAAATTTAAAACTTGCAAATCAATTGCTTAAAATGAAACGTAAGCAAAAGCAAGACAGAGAAGAAGAAATGAAAATGCAGCAACAGGCAATGACTGCACAACAACAACTGAAGTCTCAACAAATGGCAGCACAACTTGCAATGCAAAAACACCAACAAGAGATGCAAGGTAAGATGCAGTTGAAACAAGCAGAGATAGCATTTGAAATCGAAAAGATGAATAATGAAGCTAAACTCAAGTCTCAGCTTATGGCTGAAGAGTTTAACTATAATCAGCAACTTAGGGATATTTCTGAGAGAGCACTACAAAGTAGAGAAACTCAGAGAGAAGAAGCTAAATCTAAAAGAATAGATAAGCAAAATACTCAACAGTCCAAATTGATTAATCAGCGTAAAAACAATTTACCACCTCAAGTATTTGAGTCAAATGAGGACAGTTTAGATGGCTTTGATTTAGCCGAGTTTTCCCCAAGATAACTGAATAAAATGAACGAAAATTTATTATTAACTTTGTACAAAATTAAATCAAATGGAAATTAAAGTAAGAGCCGTTGAGGGTGTCGAAGAGAAATCCTCACAACAAATTGAACAAGAACTGCTTGATAAAGCAGAAGAAAAGAATAACCAAACTGAAGAGACTGCACAAGCGGAAGCTCCTGCAGAAACTGAAGTTAAAGAAGAAGAAACTCAATCCTCAGAGTTAAAAGAGGAAGACGTTCTTTCATTTATTAAAAATAGATATGAGAAAGATTTCACATCGGTAGACCAAATCTTTGATACTAAAGATAGTAACGAGGATTTACCTGAAGATGTGAAAGCGTATTTCGAGTATAAAAAAACTACCGGTAGGGGAATGGATGATTATGTAAAACTTAATCGAGATTTTTCTACTATGGAGGATGACCAACTACTATCTGAGTATCTTATATCTTCAGGTGAAGCTACAGACGCAGAAGATGTAGATGTCCTTATGGATGACTACAGATATGACGAAGAGCTTGACGAAGAGAAAGATATTAAGAAAATAAAGTTGGCAAAGAAAAAAGCTATTGCTAAAGCAAAGAAGTTTTTTACGGAGCAGAAAGAAATGTATAAGCAACCGGTTGAGTCAAGCGGTACTGCTATTTCTCCTCAGCAACAAGAAGAACTTGATGAGTATAGGCAATACTTAGCTTCGGCTAAAAGTAACCAAGAGGAGCTAAAAAGGAAAAGGGATTGGTTTTTAAAAAAGACCAACGAAGTATTCACGGATTTCAAAGGTTTTGATTTCAAGATAGGTGATACTACTTTGACTTTTAATCCGGGTGATACTGAAAGCATTAAGAAGAACAATCTTGATGTCAACAATCTAATGAATAAATATGTTGACGAGAGTACCGGTTCTATTAGTGATTTTAGTGGATATCACAGGGCATTAGCCATCGCAATGAATCCTGACAAGTTTGCCTCGTTTTTTTATGAGCAAGGCAAAGCGGATGCAACTGAAGATGTAACACGTAAGATGAAAAATGTTGATATGTCGGAACGTAAAACACCGCAGGTTGCAAGTAGGAAGGATGGATTGCAAATTAGGTCTATATCGCAACCAAGCAGTAGAGGCTTAACGATTAAAAGTAAAAAAAAGTAAAACTTAAAAATTAGAAATTATGGCAGGTAATTTTTCAGGTCCCGGTTTTGACCTTCAGCCATCCGCACAACAGGTGCCGTTGGCAACAAACTACATCCAAAATTTCGACTTCTTGAATCAGTATCTTCCTGATACTTACGAAAAAGAATTTGAAAGATATGGAAACAGAACGATTAGTTCGTTCTTAAGATTAGTAGGAGCAGAGCTTCCTTCTAATTCAGATTTAGTAAAATGGGCAGAGCAAGGTAGACTTCACGTGAAGTATACTCAGGTTGGTTCAGCAGGTGCACAAGGTGACGATGCAGTAACTTTCCAAATCAATGACCCGGCTGCTCCGGCAGGAGTTGTATCTACAGGACAGGTTCCATTCTCAGCACAAGGCGGTATCGCACTTAGAGAAGGACAGACTGTAGTTGTAATTCAGAATGACGGTTCAGGAGAAAACAAAGGTATCGTTACTGACGTAGACCTAACTGTTTCTCCTATTCAAGCTACTATCGCTTTCTATGAAGCAGGTGGTCTTGTAACTGCAGGTACAGGTGTTGGTAACTCTGACGTTACTATCTTTATTTATGGTTCTGAGTTTAAAAAAGGAACTGTAGGAATGGAAGGCTCTCTTGAGTCTGACGACTACATCTTTGAGAACTCACCAATTATTATCAAAGACAAATATGCAGTATCAGGTTCTGATATGGCTCAAATCGGTTGGGTAGAAGTAACAACTGAGAATGGTGCTACAGGATACCTATGGTATATGAAGTCTGAGCACGAAACTCGTTTGAGATTCGATGACTATCTTGAAACCGCTATGGTTGAAGCAGTTCCTGCAGAAGCAGGTTCAGGTGTCGTTGACCCTGCTGCTAACCCTAACTATGGTAACAAAGGTTCAGAAGGTATTTTCTACGTAGTAGGAGATAGAGGTAACCTTTGGACAGGTGGTGTGCCGGATGCTCTTGCAGACTTTGATACCATTATTGGTAGATTAGATGCTCAAGGAGCTATCGAGGAAAACGTACTATTCCTTGACAGACAGTTCGGATTTGCTATTGACGATATGTTGGCAGAGCAAAACTCTTATGGTGCAGGTGGTACTTCTTACGGATTGTTTGACAATGACGAAGAGATGGCACTTAACTTAGGATTCTCAGGATTCAGAAGAGGATATGACTTCTATAAGACTGATTGGAAATACTTGAATGACCCAACTATGCGTGGTTCTAACCCGGGTGGTGCTAATTCAGGTCACATCAATGGTCTTTTAGTTCCTGCAGGTTCTACATCTGTGTATGACCAAATTCTTGGTAAGAATGCCAAGAGACCTTATCTACACGTAAGATATAGAGCTTCAGAAACTGAAGATAGAAGATATAAGACTTGGATTACAGGTTCTGCAGGTGGTGCAGCTACAAGTAGCTTAGATGCTATGGAAGTACACTTCCTATCAGAAAGATGTGTTTGTACAATGGGTGCAAACAACTTCGTACTGTTCGAAGACTAATATGTAATTAAAGGGGGAGTGTCTTTAAAGACACTCCTTCCTTTATTTTTTAACTTTTAAATTAAATTGAAATGAAATTAGAATCAAAAGATAGAGTTTATAAACTCACACGAGACAGAGCACCATTGTCGTGCATTATTCCCTCAAGAAATAGTAGAAGAAACCCGTTACTTTATTTTGACCAAGATAAAGGATACAACAGGGCATTACGCTACGCAAGAAATCAAAAGAGTTGTTTTGAAGACGAACAAGATGGTACTGCTATTGTAGAACCAATTGTGTTTGAAGATGGTATGTTGCAAGTACCAAAGACCAATCCTATCCTACAGGAGTTTTTACATTACCATCCAATGAATGGTAAAAAGTTTATAGAAGTAGATTACAGTAAAGATGCTTCTGAACAAATCGAAAGACTTAATGTAGAAGTGGATGCATTGATTGAAGCTAAATCTTTATCACTTGAACAATGCGAACAAGTTGGTAGAGTTTTATTTAGTAAAGATGTAACGATGATGTCAACGGCAGAATTGAAAAGAGATATATTGGTATTTGCTAAAAAGAATCCAAGTGTATTTCTAAGAGCACTTTCTGACCCTTCATTGAAACTTCAGTCTACCGTACAACAAATGTTTGATACTAAGGTATTGTCTTTCAGAAACAAGAAAAGAGATGTACACTATAACCTTGAAGGCAACAGAAAAAGAATGACAACCATTCCTTTTGGAGTTGACCCAATAGAGTATTTATCTGATTGGTTTAAAACGGATGAAGGTGTAGATGTATTACAGTTTTTGGAAAAACAAATGTGATGTATTATATTTGACATATCCTGATTCGCAGCAGGATGTGATTAACCATATGTAAGAGGGAGGGGTTTAATACCCCTCTCTTTTTTTTTGTTTATCTTTGTATCAAAGTATTTTAAGATGATAAACTCGGTTAGAAACACAGTATTATCTATACTAAATAAAAATAATTACGGATACATATCACCATCTGATTTTAACTTATTTGCAAAACAAGCTCAGTTAGATATTTTTGAGGATTATTTTTATCAGTATAACTATCAGATAAATAAAGAGAATGCTCGTCAATCAGGCACGGGTTATGCAGATATTACCAAAGGTTATGAAGAGGTAATTAAGCAGACTTTTGATATCAGGAGTTAATGACCAAGTATTGGTTCAGGATTTGGTAGATACCACCACTGATTTTGTGGCATCAGGAGTGCAGGTTGGAGATATTGTGGGTAACACCACTACCAATGCAAGTGCTTTTGTTGGAGAGATAATTAATATAAATACTTTAAGATTAATAGACGCTGACGGAAATCCTGCTGATATATTTCAGAACTTTCCTGAAGGCTACGTAATCTATGATGATGCTATAGTAAACGAGGCAGAAAAAGTTACGCAAAGTAAAATCACTATGCTTAACAACTCTTTACTTACTGCACCATCAACTCTGTTTCCTGCTTACACTCAGCAAGAACCTACGTTGTCATTGTTCCCTGCAAGTATCAATACTATAGGAGCAGTACAATGTCAATACATCAGATATCCAAGAGACCCTAAGTGGACATACGTAAACTTGATTGGAGGAGAACCCTCGTTTGACCAATCGCAACCGGACTTTCAAGATTTTGAACTGTCTATATCAGATGAACCTACATTGGTGTTGAAGATATTGCAGTACGCAGGTATGTCTATTAGAGAGGTAGCTGCAGTACAATTTGGTCAAGGATTAGAAGGAAAAGAAGACCAAGACGAAAAATAATAAACTATGCCTTATATATCACAATATCAGTATTACGAAAACGGTGGAAGCCAACCCGAAAATGCAAATTGGGGGTCATACCAATACGTGTCTTTATATGACATAGTAAACAACTTTATGTTGATGTATGCAGGTAATCACAGCCTTGTAAATAATGAAGAGCGATATAAGGTTTTGTTTCACGCAAAACGTGGTATACAAGAATTAAACTACGATGCGTTTAAAGAAATTAAAATATTGCAACTAACTGTGTGTAATACATTAAGATATGTATTGCCATCAGACTACGTGAATTGGGTTAGAATATCTGTACATAAAAATGGATTGTTATATCCTCTTACAGAAAACATTCAAACTAATTGGAGTAGTGCATACTTACAGGATAATAATTGTAGGATTTTGTTTGACCAAGATGGGAATGCATTGAGTCCTCAGTTTTCTGAATTAGACTATGAAAGAATTACAGGCAGCGAAAAGTCTATTTACTTAAATGCAGGTAATCCGTTTCACGGCTATGAAGGATATTGTTGTGATGGATATTGGTATTTTGATTATGAGATTGGAGCACGATTCGGTTTGAATACAGAAACGGCAAATGCAAATCCAACATTTAGCATTGACAAAAAATCAGGAGTTATTAATTTCAGTTCAGATATGGCAAACCAATCGGTGGTTTTAGAATACGTTTCTGATGGAATGGAAAACGGTAACGACACAGAAGTTACGGTAAATAAATTATTTGAAAGTTACATATATGCCTATATCGAATATGCTATTCTCAACTCAAAACTCGGTGTGCAAGAATACGTTATTGCAAGAGCACGTAAAAGAAGTGCAGCTCTTTTAAGAAACGCAAAAATTAGAATCAGTAACATACATCCGGGAAGACTCTTAATGAACTTGAGAGGCAGGGATAAATGGCTAAAGTAATATGGCAAATATTCAAAGGAATTTTATAAAAGGAGTAATGAACAAGAGTCTTGATGAAAGACTCATTCCTAATGGTCAATATGTTGACGCATTGAATGTACGCTTAGGTGCTACTGAAGATTCAGAAATAGGGTCAGTAGAAAACACTAAAGGTAATGACCAATTAACATCCTTAGAATATCTTAATCAACCACTATCTAATGAAGCCAAATGTATTGGTGCAGTAGAAGACGGTGCTAACGAAACAATCTATTGGTTTGTTCACGACCCTGCATTTCAAGGTAGTCCCACCACAGGTAAGTTGGACTTGATTGTCTCTTTAGATGTACAACAAAATGTTTTA